ACATCTGGCAAGGCTGGGACGGAAGTCACTGTCGTTCTCAAAATCGGTGGAGCTGCATGACAAGGTCATCGGGCATTATCTGAACATAAAACACTATCAGTAAGTTGGAGTCATTACCCAATAAGGGCCTCAGCCTTTTGAAGAGATGTTTGCAGACAGACTTAGAAAGCCTTCGCAAGGTTAGTCCGACCCGTTATTTTTTCTTACATTGTCCGCTACTTGCACGAATCTGCCTGTTTCACAGTAAACATCAACAGACCGCTTCGAGCGATGAGCGGAGGTTCGGACTTTTGCTAACAACTGAGTTGATAAAGGACAAATATTGCCTTTTTTAATAAATGTCGAGCAGGCCGTTTCTGACGGGAAAATTTAACTTATGTTGAGTTGATGTCTAGTTCTACATCAATCAGTGTCAATGATTCAATACGCATCTTATCACGCTACCGGTACACCGAAAAGCAAGGTGATATAACATCGACAGCAGGGGTACATTAAAGGCATAGAACGCATTTAGAATGCTAGACATTACAGACGGATTGTTAAACCTGCCAAAGTAAGAAAGAAGATGATATAGTGATTCTGCAAAAGAAGGATATCGTTCTTAAATAATATACTTAATTTATATTTGGTGAGAATTATGCATTCAATACTGCGAAAAAAATACTATGAACTTGAAACGCAATGCGTGATTGCTACTAAAAATGGAAACTCTTTCCAGGAATTTGATGAGGCATTACACAGGACTGGCGAAGAAATTGTAGGGGATGTGCACAATAAACTCCTGAATTCAGTCACGGCTCTTGTTGATCTGGTTTCGCCTTTATATTTTTCTTCTGAATTTCTGAAGCGTTTGAGTTCCACTGACCCATCTTCATTAGGCAATCCTATTTCAGAGCGTGAATTTAATGTAGCGCGCGATTTTGTTGAGAATTGCCTAAAAGTTAATCTGAACAAGGTTGAGTGGCTTCATATTGAGAATCAAATCAGAAAAAGTTCTGAGGGTTTTTGTATTTCCAACAGAGATGATGAACATTTCATTTTTACTCAAGATGATCCATTTGGAGTGACATCTACAGACCTCTTTGTGCATGAACTCGGTCATGCCGCTGATTTTAGTATATCACGCGCTTGTAATGATGATAGTCTCTTGATACGTCATATTAGTTTGTGTGAAACCATTGCGTACTATTGCCAATATCGATACCTATCAGAGTCCGGAAATCCAGTAAAACGCCAAGGTAGTCTGGGAACCCTTCTTTTTCTTTACTTGTGTATTTCAACAGTAAGATATTGTCTAAACAACGATGTATCACTCAATGATTTTGACCCTGAAGTTGATATCGATGGCAGCGATTTTTACGAAATTATAGATTCCTATAATAAACGCGGCATGAATGGCAGGGAGTATATCTCTGGCATTTTGAATGAAAGCGTGAAGCCTTACGGTGAACTTACTTATTTGATATTTAGAGAAATAGCACCAAAGTTCGGTCTCATACTTGCAATTCTCTTTTTGGACAGCGAACCTGAACACATGATTGAATTAATCAATACAAACACGATTAATACTGACCTTGATACATTTGTCCATGCATTTATTCCTGATTATTTTAATAAAATAAACAGCTTCGAAAGCTATGCATTGAAATACATAGATAACGCTTAGTTTAATAGGCATGGTGGTTTCCACCTTGCCTTTATTTTTTGAATGCCGAAACCTGCTCACTAAGATCCTGTAATGCGTTTGACCTGCGCCTCATAGAGCAATGTCCTTCGATGTTGGCAATGTCAGCTTTTGGCAGGGGGCGGACAGTCTCGGAGACATCAAGAACAGCTTTGCGCGAGAAGCTGAAGTAAGTTTTTTACCTGCAATGAAAATAGCCACGAAAGTCATGGCTGTTCACATTACGAATAACTTCACTTGATATATTTAGTTACACATCCCGAACATCACGAATATTCCCGCTTTGGTCAAAGAATTTTATTGCTCCCGAACCGACATCTTTGAGTATTGCACGAGCAATCAAATCGCCTTCGCTAATCGATGTTTCAGATTCAGAAACAACATCGTACAAATAGCTGATCCCGTAAATTTTAAATTTATCGCCAGATGGAGTAGTAATGAATGCCTCATTGAATTTTTTTTCAAAGGTTTTATCAATTATCTCAACATCTCGCGGGAGTTCATTTTCAATGTCGTATAGGGTTGTGATTAGTTCTCCATTCGCATCAACTATTTTTATCTCATCAGCCATGCCTGAAAGTACTAGGCGATCTCCTTCTTTCACATTTGTGTTTTCACGGATCCACTCAAAATCAAAATGAATGTTTCGCTCTTTGATATTAGCAAAGAACGCAGTGATTGTTATGACAATATCTTTTACTCTTCCTTTCCAGTCTGTTGCTGTTGGGAATCGTATTTCTTTCAGATTGATACCGTAGTGATTGGCAAATTTTACAGCTCCACTTTGGTAACCAACTTTGGTCACGAAAATACCATTCACATTACTGATATCATGTAGTACACCGAAAAAGTCGCGTACTTTCCCAACAGAAACTTCGCTTGAATAGTTTTTACATTCGATGGCCACGCGGTGTGTTACACCCATTATTTCAAATTCCCAGTAAACATCTATCTGGTGGTTACAGCCAGATTTTCCTGGGACTTTTACATTATGCTGAACTGATAAATTCTTAACTCCCTCAGCATTGCATATGGCCTGGTAGATCTCTTGGGTAAGTTTCTCGTACTCGGTATTTTCGTTAGCCACAACGTTTCTCCTACATAATGATCAGAATTTCTTTTCCAGCACAATTATAAACTCTTTAAGACAATCAGGTTAGTAGGAACCACATATCAAAAATGTCTGCTAATGGCACTGAGCGGACGGCCCGAAGCGTCGAAAAGTCCGCTACGAGCAATAATTAAACTGCTTTTCATCGATATTAAGGGATATGATGCTAGCAATATACTTCCAAGCATTTTTCACAACGTATCACCTTGTTACTGTGGATACATACAGTTTCGCATTATGATATACTTAACCATGAATATGTATGTAGGAACTAGGATTATATTTTAATGAGTAAAATCAATAAATTAAAAGTCATTGATCTGTTTTGTGGCGCTGGCGGTTTATCCTGCGGCTTCATGAAGGGGGAAAATGGCGCTCATTTTGAAAGCGTCCTAGCTCTGGACAATGACAAGGCGGCTATCAGTACATACAATGCCAACTTTGGCGAGCATGGCATTGTAGCGAACATCGAAGAGTGGATTGCTGAAAACAGCATTCCTGAGGCTGATATTGTTATCGGCGGCCCGCCATGCCAGGGATTCAGCCTGCTCAACAAGAACCGAGAAAGGGACCATCGACGGGCGCTCTGGGAGCCGTATATGGATATCATTGAGAGGTCTTCTGCTTCTGTATTTGTGATGGAAAATGTTCCGGGCCTCTTGTCCAGTGATGAATTTCAGGACATTTGTGCTCGTGCTGAAAGCATGGGTTTTCTGCTTCTGAATCCTTCTGTCCTTAACACAGCCGACTACGGGGCTCCGCAGACGCGCAAACGTGCTATTGCAATTGGAATTAAAAAAGAGCGATTCCTGCTGAATAGCATCCCAACGTTCCCACCTGTACAGTCGCACCAGAATCCTGATAAGGGGGCGGATCTACCAGCCTGGCTGACAGTCAGAGATTTTATAGGTGATTTGCCTGAGCCGGTTGGGACTGAGGTGCGTGATCTTCCACCCCCATTAGATCTCCACTTTGGTCGAAATCCAACTGCGCTTTCGCAGGAACGCTACCGAGCTGTTCCGGTAGGGGGAAACCGGTTTGATTTGCAAAAGAATAGACCTGACATTACCCCTGCCTGCTGGATTAAAAAAACCTCGGGTGGAACGGATTTGTTTGGCCGTTTGTGGTGGGAGAGGCCTTCTGTCACGATCCGCACGGAGTTCTTTAAGCCTGAGAAGGGGCGTTATCTACATCCAGAGCAACATCGTCCAATTACGCATCGTGAAGCCGCGCGCCTGATGAGTTTCCCGGATGAATTTGTTTTTGTGGGTTCAAAAACCGAAATCGCAAGGCAAATTGGCAATGCAGTACCACCAGTTTTTGCGCAGAAGATTGCGACCTACGTTCTCAATTTAATGGAATACCTAATTCAAAATGGCGAGAAGATCGAAGAAGAGCGTACCGGAAACGCTGCGTAAACAGCTTCTGGCGTTGATTACCGACTTTGAGTTTAAGCTCAAGGATGATTCCCTACGGGAACAGGTTTTGGCATTAATCCCCGCCAATCATTTGCTGCGGGATTTAGGCAGTTCTTTGATGAATGATGAGAATTGCAATTCAGCCCGTGACCGAATTCTGGCTTATTTACTCAAATATCCCGGCGTCATCATCCATGGTGACGAACTGATGGTTGTTGCGGGTATCAGTGAATATGCCAGAAGGATCAGAGAGCTGCGTGTGCAGTTTGGTTGGTCCGTATTAAGCGGCACTACGTTGAAGGAAATGATCGAACAAGGAGAGGTTACACTGGAAGAGCTCCATGCCAGTGCGATTAACGTTCTTAAAACCGACGTTTATGCGCTGATGACAGCAGAACAGGACAGGGAAGCAGCTCTGCGGTGGAATGAAGCTAATGTCCTCAGACGAAGCAAAATCTCCACGAAAGATAAAATTCTGTCTTATCTGCGTAAGAACGTTGGCCGTCCCGTGACTGGCGAAGAACTACGATACCTTGCAAACGATAGCAAGGAGTGGGCGCGACGAACACGTGAGCTACGTACAGAAGATGGCTGGCCAATCGCCACCAAAAATTCCGGTAGACCGGAGCTAGAAGTCGGAGCTTATTTACTCGAGGAAGATCGACAGGCTGAAGTGCATGACCGAAAGATCCCCGATCCTGTACGTGTCGCTGTACTTGAGCGTGACCATCATGCATGCAGGCACTGCCACTGGTCTCATGCCCGTAAAATCGCAAATGACCCCAGAACATTCCTCGAGTTACATCATATTGAACATCATGCTGATGGCGGAGAAAATACACTGGATAACTTAATTACTCTCTGTAATGTTTGCCATGATGAGGTACATCGTCGCAGGATTTCACGGGAAGAGTTAATTCGTCTTCTGTAGGTTAGTTGAGCTTTAGGCCTTGCTAATATGTATAACAAGGCCTAGTTAAATGATTAACCCCGACTGCACCCAAAATTCCTATCACCTTCCCCAAAAACCTTCGAGTCAACCTTGGTAAGATATTCGAGCCGCTTTAGTAGGGCATGATAATCAAAAATAAAACCTGGTTTATTTTTGTCTAGAATATATTTCCCGTTTTCAGGGAAATGAACCAGCCCAGGACAATCCTCAGGCTGTAACCCTAATGCGCTGTACCAGGCGTTTATAATCATGCCCCTCAGGCAATCATCATCATAGCTACCAAGGTGGTAATATGCATCTTTATTAAATACAAGACAGGCATGATAATGGCATTTTCCTGATTGAGAGTACTCCTTAGCCCACATATCGCGTAAAGTGTTTGGGTAGATTCGGGTTCCATTCTGTGCTCGTCGATATTCATGAGCAGCAAGCATCGCTTTTAGGGAGTTAATAAACCTCGAAATTTCACCTGACTTGAGATTAGGGAAGCAGCAAACAGTGTCTCCGTTATCCAATATCCTTGGATGGTGAAGGTCTACTCGCACAGCCATAATGCGACTAAATTCATTTGAAGCATTGTCAAGAACATCAATTATGCTATCACGCCAGGCTGCCACATGAAGACCATGTGATCCTTGATATTGTTTCATAGTATATACCCATCTATCTATAAGGATTAATTCAGTTGATGTTGTATAATGTATATATAACAAGATGAATAGATATAAATAATAAGGTCAGGTGTAATAATACCTATCCAACTTGATTTTGTGTCATTTATTTCACTGAGAGTTTGTTTTTTACGTAAAAATAACTCTGCAGTTAGATTCATTCTATTTAACTTATAAATGCCGTGATCCTAATTTTACTGGGATTAAGTAAGTGGTTCTTCCCCTAGTTTCAAAAAGAATTTTCTGAGTATACGCAAGGTTATTCAGCAATGGTTCTATAGTCTTTTTACTCCTGAGTCGAACTGGTCCATATTGAAGAATGATGTTTTTCTTCAAACGTGCCAGACCATGGTAACGGCAATAATGTATAATCCAGTCGAATAGTTCATTTTCGTCGTTGCTATTATTGCTACTTGTGAAAAAATGTTGATATTCTTCGAGATACCATGTGCTGATTTTTTCGGCCGCATCCATAGCTATGAGGGTTATATCGCCCTCATCACCTCTGAAGAAGTGCATTAATGCTGCGATTCTTGCTGTGTTCTCGGCAATTTTTGATGCACAATCTCTGATATTAAATAGTTCTCCTGTTGAGGCCATTTGAGTTTCAATGAAATTATACCAGTCGATCCATGCGCTGGCTGCGGCTGGTGAAAATTGCAACAGCACTCTGTCATTATGTAAACCAGATAAAATGAGTTCCTTAATGCGTCCGTTAAAAATTGGCATATGTTCCCTGGATATTACTGGATTATATATCTGCCGATACCCTTGAGTTGATACAGGATGGCTGAATAGGCATCTGGCATTAAATCCTGAATCCTTTGCAATTTTATTATTGCTTCTTTGAAATGTATTCAATAAATTTTGCTGAACCATAATTGATAATGTGAGTCTTGCATCAGATATAGTCACTGGTGCCCTGTTTTTCCTGTCAATATGTACATCCCCGCCACTCCATATTGTATTGATGAGCGAAGGATTATTCAGTGCCGAACCACCAAACACCACACCACCTTCATCTGAGAGAATGCCGACCGATCGACCTTCCCCAGATAAATGATCTTTTAATGCCGCTGGAGTGGTGTCACTCATGATTAATTTTCGTGAACGGGGAAGGACAGGCTTTTTTGAATTTAATTCATCGATATCATCTTTGGTTTGAGAGGTATCAAGACCTTTTTTTATCTGCATTTTTAATTTGGAAAATAGAGCTTTCTTTTCTGCTTCATAGATCTCAACGGCACCGGAATACCAATTCATTTCTTCGGCGTGTTGCTGTGCGAACATTTTTTCGCATTCATGTATCGCAGAAAATACATTTTTGTCAATTGCACTTTTTCGTTCGCCTGATTCTGCGATTGTAACAAAAAAAAGAGATGTTGGACCTTTAAGTCCTCCAGGCCTTTCTACATCAACTTTGCTTTGGCAAGCCAAGGATACTGCGCTCAACATTGCAGACCCTATCATTGCCATGGGAGCTTTAGTGATATTATGCTCTTCATAGGCAGCATTTCTCATGATTATTGGAAAGGCATCAATTGGGTAAGGAAGTTTTTCCATCTTTTGCCTCAGAATTTACTGTTATTTGAAAACTTTGTTGCAATAAAGGATTCAATATCGGTTCTTAGCCAGCAGTTTTTTCTGTTTAGCTTTTTTGGTGTTGGTAGCCCTTCAGGCAATGAATCATGGCAAATCCACTTCCTGATCGTCTGAGGCTGTAGTCCGAGAAGGCTGGCGACTTCCTTTACGTAAATCAGGGAAGATGCAGGAATATCTTTAGGTAACTGAGATAATAGGATGCCGCTCATTTGATCACCTCGTCGATAGAGGTATGAGCCATGCTAAAAAGTGAAAAAAGCGAAGAGAGATTTAAATGAAGACTTAGAGATAGGTTATGAAGAGGTAAGGGGTCCGAGGGGGAACTGTCACTATCACTAGATTTGGCTGAGCGGCCGCTGCTCCGTGAAGAGCTATGGCTACGGCGAGATCTTGAAGCACGGTTTTTGGATTGAAGACGTGGGGATGAGAAGCATTGCAAAACTGTACGGCTAATACTTCTCATGTGCTGCGAGAATCTTACCTTAGCACGAGCAATGAAGCATTTAGTTTCACTATAGGCATTTTTAAACAGAGCGTTAACCTGTGCCTCGCATTCGGCCCAATTAACTTCTGGACATGTTGATTCAGCATTTGAATCTATGATGATAAGCATCTCCCGCTCTGGTATGTCAAAAGCTGGATTATTCATTCCATGTATCCTCTTTGAGTTAATGTATTAAAGTGGAAGAATTGTCACCATAAAGCTTAGTGATGTCAACTAAGCGATTTGTTTATAACTAATTGATTTATAATAAAATCAACACTAATCAACATCGATTTATTTTCAAATATCAGCCTGTTCTAAGATCCAGGTCTCAATTTTCTCATGCCATTTTCTCAGCAGATCCAGTGGACGGCGGCGATAGTGTTTCTCAGCAAGAGCACTAGGCTTATGGCCCATAATCTGCGCAACAATACCAGTTGGCACTTCAACCCACTCGGCAAGCGTACCAAAACTACGGCGTAGCCCATGTACACTAATGTGCGGTAATTCAGCCTGCGCTAAAGCCCGATTGTGTGCTGAACGAGGTTCAATAATTTTGCCGCTTTTGCTATGACTTCTGAAAACCCAATTCTCCTTACTTACCTCAGCATTTGGGGCTGCGGACAGCGCGTTTAATAGGCTAGAAACATAAGGTGTGAGAGGGATGATGCGTTCTCCTTCGATTTTGTCTTTAATTCGCATGCTTGCCCATTTGAAATCGACGTCTGACCAGCGAAGTGACGCAATTTCTTCACGCCGCGCACCGGTAAGTAAAAGCACCTGAAGATACGCTGACGCAACAGGGCTACTAAGGCCACGCACGGATCTAAACCAGCTTTTGAGTTGTTCTTTTTGCAAGCAATCATCGGCTTTGCTCGCAGACACTGGCACCATTTTTTTTACGTTGTAATCTTGTGCAAGATCGCCAGAAATAATTCCCTGATATTTTTTCTGATAATTACTCCATTTGATGAAAGCACGCAGCAGGCGATAAGCATGGGCAGTGACAGTCGGTCTATTTTGTCTTTCTGTACTCAGCCATGCAGCAATATAGTCCGGTGTTAGATCTGATAGCGGTAGGTCGAGCAAACAAGCTAATGGTCCAGCTGAGGTTGGGCCCTGACCTCTTTTTTTACTTTCCCCTCCACGGCTGGACAAGTTGATGTGATCTGCAATGTATCGAGTAGAATATGGACGCTTGGTTTTTGCACTGATACCGTTTCGCAATTCCTGAAGATAGTCTTCCCAGGCGACGGAGAAAGTCACTTTTGTTTTACGTGATTCTGCCTGCTGAGATGCTGCTTCTGCGATTTTTACAGCCTTAGCAATTCGCGGATCTATCCCGGTATCGATCAATGTTTGTAACCGTCTTGCCTCGCTCCTTGCTTCATCAATCCTCCAGTCATTAATGTTGCCAATGGTCATGCGAAGGGTTTTTCCCGCATAAACGCTTTGGAATACGAAGGCTTTTGCTCCGCTAGTTGCTCGGCATGCCAGAGTTGTAACATCCGCATCCCAAAGGAAGGTTTGTTTTTTTCCTTCCGGTAAAGTAAATCTGCGAAGTCTTTCGAAGGTGAGTTTTTGTCTTGAAAGCGCCATAGTCTGGTTCCAGTTGAGGATTTCTGTCTTACAGTAATGTAACGGCTGGTGTAAGTAAATTGCGGGAATAAACATCAACACCTGTCAATTTTAATCAATAGGTGATTTATGGTAATAGTATGTTTTATAATGATAAAAATGAGTTTTAGAGTGACTATTCAAACAGTTGAAAGTATATTAACGTCGCATTCGTAATGCGAAGGTCGTAGGTTCGACTCCTATTATCGGCACCATTTAAATCAATAAGTTACACATCATTTGTACCTTCCTTATTTTTTGACTGGGACAAATTTGGGACCGATGGGTTCAGGATCGAGTCTATTTGCCGTGCGTGTTCGGTAAGGTGATTAGGTGCAAGGTGAGCATATCGACGAACCATTTCGATAGACTCCCAGCCTCCCATTTCCTGTAACACTGACAACGGGACTCCGGCTTGAACCAGCCAACTTGCCCAGGTGTGTCTCAAGTCGTGAAATCTGAAATCATCAATACCAGCCCGTCTCAGCGCCGCTTTCCAGGCTGTGTTTGCGTCATACCGCATCTTCCTTACTGTTGGCGCTTTCGTTCCGTCTGGTTTGGTACAGCTTTCCTTGTACACAAATACCCAACGGTGATGATTCCCGATTTGTTTTTTCAATACGCGACATGCAGTATCATTCAGCGCAACGCCAATTGCGCGGTTTGATTTACTCTCTTCCGGGTTTATCCATGCCACCCGGCGCTGCATATCTATTTGTTGCCATTCAAGGTTGATGATGTTCGAGCGTCTTAAGCCTGTTGCCAGTGCAAATTCAACAACAGACTTTAATGGCTCCGGACATTCATCAATCAGCCTTTGTGCTTCATGGGGCTCCAGCCAGCGGATCCGTTTATTCTTTGGTTGAGGCACTTTAATAATTGGTGCCTTATCCAGCATTTTCCATTCACGCTCTGCGGCTCTTAGTAGGGCCTTTATAAATGAAAGATGCGTAGCCTTCGTTGCAACGGACGCTGGTTTTGGCGTGTATTCTGGAACAGGTTTCCCTTTTTTTCTGCATGCTTCTGCCCTGAGTTTCCAGTTTTCCTCATGACGCCGGTTCGTCATTTTCTGCATTGCTGAATAAATTTTTGATTCAGTAATGTCTCTTAGTTGCATTCCTGCGAAATGTTGAAGCCAGAATCCGATCCGGCTTTTGTCATCGTCCAGTGATTTTTTATGTGCTTTCTCTTCAAGCCACCTGACACACGCTTCCTCGAACGTTATATCAGGTATTTCACCAAGTTTGCTGACCCGCCATGCTTCAGCCTTTAGCTTGTCATGGAGTTCTGTCGCCTGCCTTTTGTCCTTTGTTCCAAGAGACTGTTTAAATCTTTTACCGTTCGGCAATGTGAAACTGGCGTACCATATTTCACCTCTGCGGAAGAGTGACATTTTCTTTCCTCTGTTATGCCATCACCCGCGCTCACCTGGACAGTATGCAGCGGAGACTGAAGAGCCGCAATGCAGGCTTGTCGTGTTGTGAGGTAAGGAGATTTATTCTTAGTGGGATCTTTGCGTGTTGCCTGAAGACGCCCTGTGCGTATCCAGTTAATGGCAGTCGGTCTGGATATCTTGAGAAAATGACAGGCCTCATCGAGTGTGAGGCTGTATGGCTCCATTATTTCACCTCTTGCTGTGAGATTTTTGAGAAATGGATACCAGCTCGTTGCTGCCAGACGATCCAACCGAGAGTCATATTCCATGCCATGTATTCGTTATCGCCGTTTTTTGCTCTCCGACGATCTACTAAGTCACCAAAACGCTTTTCCATGAATAATTCATAAGCTTCGCGTTCATCTGGTTCTACTTCCAGAGATAGGAGTGCGATTTCATAAGCACGGCGCTCAATATCGTCTCGCACGTCAAGGCTGCTGATACGCTCTTTAATTTCTTTAATCAGTTCTTTGTCGGTAAAAGTGGTCATTATGCTCCAGCCTCCGGTGCTTTTGGCATTACTGCCCAGTGAGTGATATTGACGTTTTCAAGGTCCCCGACCTGAAATGTCCACTGCCATTCTCCGGTTTCTTTTTGTCCCCAGGTGTACCAGAGAGAACGCCAGCCAATTAGCCAGCCTTCTCCGTTAGCATCGAATAACAAAACACTTTCATTTGCTGGTGGCAGTTCAGTTGACACTGGTATTACTTTGTTTTCCTGTGCTGCACATTTAGCTTCAAGCGCATCGAATTTACGCACTAGGTATTCAGCATCCGTTTCATTCACTTTCAGATCTCGCGGTACACATCTCCCACGAAGAAACCCTTCCATTTCGAAAACATTCATGCGCATTTGCGTAACTCCGATAATTCGTTAAAGCGTTCCATAAACATCCCGTAGGCATGGCCTGGAGCCAGTGGAATCACGTTGAACATCTCTGTTGCCGGGATACCTTCCAGTACAGGCCAGAAAGAGCCATCATCAAGCCCGAGATCGCGGCGTTCGGTTGCCAGCATGATGAGATCGGCATATTTCACGGGCGTACTCATAACTGGGGGTAACCCGTATTTCTCACGGATTACGGCGTCTATTTTTTCTTCCATTTGTTTATAGTCAGGAAGAAGGCGTTTCAGTGGTGCGGGAATGTCCTGGCAATACGCTTCTGTTGCATCATGCATTAACGCTTCAAAAGCAAATTCCTGCGGCACCAGCTGGCTGCAAAGAACCGCATGTTGGGCGACGCTGTAGAAGTGCGAAAGATGACCGGCAAAGCGACAGATATTTGAAAGGGAAACCGCGATATCGTTAATATCGATGTCGTCTTTATTTATCCTGTCATAATAAAAATGCTTCCCGGAAAAAGTTTTAATAAATGACATTTTGTTCTCCACGTATATGCGCTGCACCGCGCTGAATTCTGGTAAAAAGAATCCCTCACCATCCGGCGATTATTGAGTAAATTACGTTTCCATAAATGCCCCCGCAGGGGCATTTGCAGTAATGAAATCAGGCGGTGAAAGTACCAATAAAGGTTTCTACTTTGCTGTCCTTGAATTTCTCAACAAGCAGATCACGAAATTCGTTAGCCATTTCTTCCTGCACCGCCTCCAGCTGAATAATGCGTAGAACCAGTACAGGACGATCGCCAGTGATAATACTGAGGCGTAATTTAAACGGACGTTCTTTCAGACCTTCAAACGGAACGCATTTAAATTCAAATGCCACTGGCATAATGTCTTTGGTCTTCGCTTCGACAGACTCCATCAGGGAGCGTTTGCCGCTGAAGTCATTATCTTCAAAATCAGCGGTCTGGTTTGCTTCAATCGTGATTTTACGGACAGCCGCAGCCGCTTTTGTTGCCTGAATAGCGTCACCATTAGCATCAAAGCCCACAAGATAGTCGGCCCAGTCTTCAATCCATTCTGCCAGTGACTTCTGGGAGTTACGCTCGCCGTTAACAGACAACAGAGCAGAGAACGGTGCTGTCTTTTTCAGTTTGAGTGTGGCGGTGTTATCTGCGTGACCTGGTTCATCAATAGTTCCCAGGTTAAGCACACTGACGGCACGCATATTATCAGCATCGATAAAGCAGCGGGTGCCTTCATCTGCAAGATCTTTAGAATAACGGGTAAAGTCATCGATGCTGGCAGTGGAAAGCGCACCACGGAAACGGAAGCGATTTAAATTAAATTTTTCCAGATCATGAATGCGGAAATTCTCAGGCAATGCCACAGCATCGGCACCAATCTTACTGATAATTTCATTAACACCCTGAGCAGAAATAAGGGCATGGATTTGATTAATTGCGGTTGCGTCTAAGTTCTGAGACATAATAAGTCCTCACTATATAAAGATATTCAGTGATGAGATAAATAATCAGTTAATTAAAAACGATATTAACGACCTGCTGCGCGGAGTTTTCCGTCAGGTTCACCGGCAAGAGTCAGTAACTGTCCCTGGTCTTCCTGCAGAATAGTCAGGCGACCACCGCGATTGACATACATCGGCGTTTCGGTGGTGTCTTCTTCGGAAATTTTCCCGCGGTTAGTCGGGCGAACATATGAGAGTTTGTGTTTGATTTTCACTCGGTTCTCATCAAACGGTTCGATTTCCAGGTTGAGTGAGACCTTACCTTTGGTTTTCGTGTTCATCACACCGGAAGCGACTTCACTGAGAACTGCGCCGATTTTGGTTTCAAATACGCCGCCGTCCAGCTCCCCGATAAATGCCTGCACATCAGTACTGCGTTCGCTAGCCATTTTGCTGCTCCTCATCATATCGACCCTGCAAGGTCGGTTAGTTTCTCCACAAAACAGAGAAGAACACCTGCGGTGACTGCCGCCCGGATGGATTGGGTTATGAGCCCGTCGTCCGGTGATGCTCTTCTCTGTTTTGTAAAAAGGACGGTACCAGCCGGAAGCAAGGGTACAAGCTGGTACCGCCAAGACTACACACAGCATAAAGTTGTGGTGCCGGGTGCCTCCCGGTGCCTGGCGAAGGTTGCACACCAGGCGGGTGGGTATCCACAGAAGGTCGACTGTCAGCCTCAACCTTAACCCGCGTGCGCTGAGCCGCATTCACCACAACGCTAAGGATTCTCTTTGGTTGAAAATACTTAGCTGTTATGTGCCTGTCTTTTCACCACTTCAGGCTCGGTGGTATCCTTTTAAGCCCGTATACATAAAAGGAAAATCAAATGACTTTTGATGAAAAAGAACTTGATAATGCAATTAATAAAATCATCGTAACGTCGCTCTTTTCCTGTCTCAGCGACACTCAGCAGAAACAGTTCTACGAATCGGCTTTCAACATGATCGAGCGTTGTTGTTTCTGCGATGCCGACGAGTTACCTGAAAAAATCAGGAAACAGTTGGCTGATGCTCTTCGAGTGCGACTTTCTGACCAATTTTCTGAAATGTGCTCTCCGAATTTGGACAAATAGAAAAAGGCCATTTCCATTCAGGGTCTGATGGAAATACTTCAGCCTGTTCCAAAGCACGGCGTAAAGAGAACACAACTCCAGCCATAATCTGATGTTTCCCATTGGTCCAGCTATCGCCGCTCTGATCTACAGGGGCGGCTATGTCGTATGACCAAACGACTTCACAGTTATTGTTTAAAATCTGGACTTTCATTTCATACACCTGCTTTAACATGAGTGCCTAGTGGCACAACATGACTCAACGAGTCATCCTGGACTTCATATGCCCCAAGCGGCTACTTCGTGGGCGTCCTGCCTGTTCGTTGTCGGTAAAATGATATTGCTACTTAAAGTTGCAAAAATCAACTACAAAAAGTAGAAGTTAAGGGCATGAAAACGCATTTTGAAATTAATTCATTGAATTTACAGGTAAAATATTTTGGGGGCTATGATCAAAAAATTATATTGTGAAGTTAGCTGAGTTGTAGAACGTGATGGATTGTTTCATTGTGGCTGAGATCAGTATGTGATCTAGTTAATCATCAAGTGGGGAGAAGTCAATCATGAGAGTATTGTTGAGTTTTTGGAGGCTAAGTGTAAAACGGTAGGGAATTTACTACTCAATGGATTGTGTGATTTAGCCTCGATAGTAAGAAAACTAGGGCAGGTCATAGTCAAAAACTTATCAAAACATAAATTTGGCGAGACCTAAAATCGCCAAGCCTGTTGCAACAGTCCATGCGATCTGTTTATTTACGGCTGATGAAATAGCGCTGTTGACTTCACTTAGGCTAGGTTTTTTTGACAACTTTTCATCTATATCTATTTGTTTTTGAAGGATAACAGCGACATCGCGTCGGGTGTCGGAGAGAGCGTTTCGCAAATCACGAATGTCAGCTCTCATCTCTGCGAGATTTGTTTTTATATCCTCAACATTCGCTTCTAACTTAGCGACTCGGGCTTCAAGCATGTCATCACCTCCGCCATCTCCACCGTGTCTTCTAATTGTGGGAAGTTCACTATTAAATGGTACTACATTATTTTGCGGCGTCGGCATTTTTTTCATCTTCCGTTTTTGCTGGGAACTTTTCATTTACCCAGTTCAAAACTGAAAACGCATTTATATGAATTTCATTTCCACAATTGTTGCATATTAGTGAAAAGTAATACTGGTTAGCAGTATCAGAATAAATGCTTTTTTCAGTAAAAACATTCACATAACTACCAAGTTTCATAGTACATGGCATGCCCACATTCGCGCTGACTTGAGGCACAGTCAATCTGTCGTGTCCACATAGTGTACATTTTAGATATATATTCTTTTCTGAGAAATAAGAGACCAACATATCCATGTTAATCTTTTCGAATCCCTGCTCACTAGCCATTATATGCCCTTAGAACTATAACCGATTGTATTTTATTGACTCATGAATCAACGCCTTGCCCATTACATAAAGCTGATCCTGCGATTTTTCATCGATGTACCATTTCTCATAGGCAGGGTTATCCGAAAGAACGGCTAGCTTGTCACCTTGCATTTGAAGACGTTTAACATGAAAAGTCTTACCGTAAACGAAAGAGTAAATTCCATCAGTCTGGAAGTGACGAACAGAAATGTCGACAAACAGTCGATCTCCGGAAACGAGAGTAGGGGACATACTATCGCCATTTACAGTCATAACCTTAATATCATCCTGAGAACGGTTACCGAAAAGAGAACGGGCATGTTCTGTTGTGAACTCAATGGCGTAGAGCACATCAACATAGTCTGAAAGCATATAGGTTCCAGGTCCTGCGCTAACGCTAAGATCTAAAACTTCTATCCTGTATACGTCGGGTTTTGTTGGATTGGGGATGCTTGCCATTTCCTTACATCCTTCTCTCTCGCCAACACCATATTCTAAATATGAAGCCGATACCCCCAGAGCCAACGCAAGTTTATTCATGACAGAGGCACGAGGCTTCGCTGCGCCGATTGTGTATCGCCGCGCCATTTCATATGTAACGCCAACAAGACTTTTGAGTTGGGTGACAGAAATTCCCTTGTTTGTCATTAACTCGTTTAGTCTCTTGGCGAAATCTGGATACTTCTGTTCTTCTACCATAGGTAGAAGATTACTCACATCACATACGCTCGTCATTTCTATTTTAAGTAGTTGCAATTTGCTACTTTAAGTAGCATTATCCCCTCTGGATTTCAGAGGAGAAAGATATGTCATCTCAAAACTACACCGAGAAAGCAGTAAAGGCTGCGGGAAAGTCTTTATCTGAAGTAGCTCGTCGCTTTGGTTTTAAATCTACTCAATCTGTCGCTAATTGGGTAATTAACAATCAAGTCCCGTCGGAACGAGTTTTACAACTTTGTGAGCTGGGGAACTGGTCCGTAACCCCCCATGAGCTGCGTCCTGATATTTATCCAAATCCAAATGATGGATTACCAGAGTGCTATTCAAAAGTTAGCGGTTCAGTTGCGTAAACGTAACCACAGAAACGAGGAGTTAACCGTGGGTAAGCATCACTGGAAAGTAGAAAAACAGCCTGAGTGGTACGTGAAAGCTGTCAGAAAAACTATCGCGGCGTTGCCGGGTGGTTACGCTGAAGCTGCTGACTGGCTGGATGTAACAGAGAACGCATTATTTAACCGCCTTCGTGCCGATGGCGATCAGATTTTCCCGCTGGGATGGGCAATGGTTTTACAGCGCGCAGCTGGCACTCACTACATTGCGGATGCTGTCGCACAGTCTGCTGGTGGGGTGTTCGTATCGCTTCCTGAAATTGAGGAAGTAGAGAACGCCGATATAAACCAGCGCCTGCTGGAAGTCATCGAACAGATCGGGAGTTACTCAAAGCAGATTCGTTCGGCAATCGAAGATGGGGTAGTGGAGCCACACGAGCAGACAGCAATTAACGACGAGCTGTATCTCTCAATTTCGAAGCTGCAGGAGCATGCAGCACTGGTCTACAAAATCTTTTGCATTTCAGAAAGTAATGACGCCCGCGAGTGTGCAGCTCCGGGCGCCGTGGCGTGTCGTGACTGTGGAGAAACTAACGCATGAACAGTTTAACAACACACTACCGTCGCTCGCAACTGATTGCGCTTCCTGTACCGGGTGGAAAAGCGAAGGTGGAGTATTGCTATGCAGTTAATGTACCAGGTGACAGGGAAATTGTAACCCACAGCTTTGCTGAGTGGGCTGTGGGTGATTTCAACCGGCAGAAGGAGACAGTCCTTTGCGACAAGTTAACCGCTGGTTCAAAGATCACTACGGAGTACCCGTCAGAGTCATTCGTTGGGAGCCGGAAACACAACGGGTTATCTACCTCCGCGAAGGCTATGAGCATGAGTGCTTCAGCCCGCTCGAACAGTTTCGTCGTAAATTCAGGGAAATAGAGGTCGGTCATGAGCACTAAATTAACCGGCTATGTATGGGATGGTTGCGCTGCGTCAGGCATGAAGTTATCCAGCGTGGCAATTATGGCCCGCCTGGCTGATTTCAGTAATGACGAAGGTGTGTGCTGGCCATCAATTGAAACCATTGCCCGCCAGATTGGCGCGGGGATGAGTACCGTCAGAACGGCTATCGCACGGCTGGAAGCAGAAGGCTGGTTAACGCGTAAGGCGCGTCGCCAGGGTAACCGCAATGCGTCGAATGTTTATCAGCTTAACGTTGCGAAGCTTCAGGCAGCGGCATTTTCTCAACTGTCAGATTCTGACCCGTCAAAATCTGACGCATCAAAATCTGACCCGTCAAAATTTGATGCGTCGAAATCTGGCAAAAAAGCGGGTTTTCACCCGTCAGAATCTGGCGGGGATCCGTCAGTAAAATCAAAACATGATCCGTCAGATAAAAAAACTTCTCGTCCGGACGCTTCGCAACCGGACATGAAGAAGGATGAACAGGATTTTTTAACTCGTCATCCTGATGCGGTTGTATTCAGCTCTAAAAAGCGCCAGTGGGGAACGCAGGATGATTTGACCTGCGCACAGTGGCTCTGGAAAAAAATCATCGCCCTGTACGAGCAGGCCGCCGAATGTGACGGCGAGGTGGTTCGTCCCAAAGAACCTAACTGGACAGCCTGGGCAAACGAAATTCGCCTGATGTGTGTGCAGGATGGTCGTACTCACAAACAAATCTGCGAGATGTACAGCCGCGTCAGCCGCGATCCGTTCTGGTGCCGTAACGTGCTCAGCCCGTCGAAGTTGCGGGAAAAATGGGATGAGCTTTCCCTGCGCTTATCGCCGTCCGTCAGCACGCACACAGAAAAACGTGAAGACCCGTACTTCAAAGCCAGTTACGACAACGTGGACTACAGCCAGATCCCGGCAGGATTCAGGGGGTGATCATGAGTCTGTTAAATGACGTTCAGAAATTCATTGAAGCCAATCCGGGGTGTACTTCCGGAGACATTGCGGATGCTTTTGCTGGTTACTCGCGGCAGCGCGTTCAGCAGTCAGCAAGCAAGTTACGTCAGAGTGGGCGTGTGGCTCACCGTTGTGAAGGGGATACACGCAGACATTTCCCGCGGCTGACTGAGATACCGCAGGAGCCGGAACCGCAACCAGTTCGTGAATCCAGACCTGTGCGCAATTTCTATGTCGGCACTAACGATCCCCGGGTGATTTTGTGCCTGACCCGCCAGGCGGAAGAACTGGAGTCCAGGGGCTTATACCGTCGTGCTGCAACCGTGTGGATGGCGGCATTCCGTGAAAGCCACTCCCAGCCAGAACGAAACAATTTTCTGGTGCGTCGTGAGCGGTGCTTACGGAAAAGCAGCAAGCGCGCTGCATCGGGTGAAGAGTGGTATCTGTCAGGGAATTACGTGGGGGCTTAATGAGTAATAAATATTGCCAGGCGCTGGTGGAACTGCGGAACAAACCAGCCCATGAACTGAAGGAAGTGGGCGATCAGTGGCGCACGCCGGACAACATTTTCTGGGGAATTAACACCCTGTTTGGCCCGTTTGTTCTGGATCTGTTCACTGACGGTGATAACACCAAATGTGCTGCGTATTACACGGCGGAAGACAACGCGCTGGCGCATGACTGGTCAGAACGTCTTGCGGAGCTTAAAGGTGCTGCCTTTGGTAATCCCCCATACAGCCGCGCCAGTCAGCATGAGGGGCAATACATCACCGGCATGCGTTACATCATGAAACATGCCAGTGCCATGCGTGATAAGGGCGGGCGTTATGTTTTCCTGATCAAAGCTGCCACCAGCGAAGTGTGGTGGCCGGAAGATGCAGACCATATTGCTTTTATTCGCGGGCGTATTGGTTTTGAACTGCCTGTCTGGTTTATCCCGAAGGATGAGAAGCAGGTGCCGACAGGCGCTTTCTTCGCTGGTGCTATTGCTGTTTTCGATAAGACCTGGAAGGGATCGGCAATCAGCTATATCGGGCGCGATGAACTTGAGGCATGTGGTGAGGCCTTTCTGGCGCAGGTTCGCCAGCAGGCGGAAAAACTGGTCAGGGAGATGGCGGCATGACGACGTTAACTCAATGCCAGCAGTAGGTGCTGGATATGCTGATTTCTTATCAGAAAGAACGTGGCTTCCCGCCAACCAATCAGGAGGTGGCAACCATGCTGGGATACCGTTCAGTGAATGCAGCGGTGGAGCATCTTCGCGCACTGGAGAAAAAAGGCGTCATCACGATAAAGCGTGGCGTGGCCCGGGGCATCACGCTTCATACCGCGGTGAAGGACGACGACAGCGAGGCGGTCGGGATTATCCGCTCACTGCTTGCCGGTGAGGAAAACGCCAGGCTGCGTGCAACCCACTGGTTACATAAGAGGGGCCTGAAAGTATGAAGCTGATCCTGCCTTTCCCGCCCAGCGTGAACACGTACTGGCGACACCCCAACAAAGGGGCGTTTGCAGGTAAGAGCCTGATAAGCGCGGCGGGGCGAAAATTTCAGAGCGCGGCGTGCGCAGCAATAGTTGAACAGTTACGTCGTCTGCCGAAACCAACGTCGGCACCTGCTTCAGTGGAGATCGTGTTGTTTCCTCCGGATAACAGGATCCGCGATCTGGACAACTATAACAAGGCGCTGTTTGACGCCCTGACCCACGCGGGGGTGTGGGAAGACGACAGTCAGGTGAAAAGAATGCTGGTGGAGTGGGGACCGGTTATCCCGGAAGGGAAGGTCGAGATCACTATCAGTAAGTACGAGAAAACGGCGGGTGCAGCCGCCTGATCAAGAGGAGAAACGAAGTATGAATAATCTGATGGTCATTGATGGTATTGAAGTTCGTCGTGATGCTTATGGACGTTACAGCCTGAACGATCTGCATCGCGCAGCAGTAGCATCTGGTGCAAATGCCAGAACCAAGGAGCCAGGAAAGTTTCTTTCCAGCCAACAAACTGTTGAACTTGTTCATGAATTGACCAACACCCAGAATTTGGGTGTTGACCCGGTGAGTGTGATTCATGGGGGAAATGAACGGGGAACTTATGTCTGCAAGGAACTGGTGTATGCCTATGCAATGTGGATCAGCCCGTCATTCCATCTGAAAGTGATCCGTACTTTCGACATGGTAACCAGCGCACCGGAAAAATTATCCGGACAGGCTGCTGACAAGATGCAGGCTGGTGTGATTCTGCTGGACTTTATGCGCAGGGAGTTAAACCTGTCTAACTCATCAGTGCTTGGTGCCTGTCAGAAACTCCAGGAGGCTGTTGGCTTACCGAATCTGGCACCGCGCTATGCCATTGATGCTCCTGCTGACGCGCCTGATGGCTCAAGCCGCCCCACGCTGTCACTGAGTGCACTGCTGAAGCAGTATGGTATCCGCCTGACAGCTAATCAGGCATATCACCAGATGGCGAAGCTGGGGATCGTTGAACAACGTGAACGATACAGCCGCACTGCGATTAACAACATCAAAAAATTCTGGTCGCTGACAGCGAAAGGCTGCATGTTCGGCAAGAACATCACCAGTCCCGCAAATCCGCGCGAGACGCAGCCGCATTTCTTCGAATCCCGATTCCCTGAGCTGTTAAAGCTGCTCGATACCGTTCATTGAGGTGACCGTGAGAGCACTACTGACCCCTGAAATTGCCCCGCGTATGGGGATCGTATTGTTCAGGCCAGGTTCAGAGCTGATGCCCCTGTTTATGCAGGGGCGTGTCCTGCTGGAGCCTGAGCCGGAACGTTATTCATCTTTCGCCAGTGGTGCCGTTCCGGCGGCATCACAACCGCTGGCGGATGATCCTGCCGTTCGGGCCGTGTTCCGCAATGAGGCAGTGATCCGTCGTGCTGGTGGCGTGGAATGTCTTGAAAGCTGGTTACTTCGTGAAAAAGGCTGCCAGTGGCCTCATTCCGACTGGCACAGCGAGAACATGACCACAATGCGGCACGCTCCGGGCGCAATCCGTCTGTGCTGGCACTGCGATAACCAGTTGCGCGATCAGTTCACGGAAGGGCTGGAATCAATGGCAACGGATAACTGTGCCCGCTGGGTGTTATCTGTTGTGCGCCGTGATCTCGGTTTTGATGACAGTCACGTTGTGACAATGCCGGAACTGTGCTGGTGGCTGGTTCGTAATGACCTGGCGGATGCCTTACCGGAAAGTGCAGCCCGTAAGGCACTGAGATTACCGAAGCCTGTTGTGCCGTCTGTCACCCGGGAGAGTGACCTTGTTCCTTCGGTTCCTGCCACCAGCATTATCCAGGATAAAGCGAAAAAGGTGCTGGCGCTGAAAGTGGATCCGGAGTCGCCGGAGTCTTTTATGTTACGCCCAAAACGTCGCCGCTGGGTTAATGAAAAGTACACGCGCTGGGTTAAGACACAGCCGTGTGCATGTTGTGGAAAGCCAGCTGATGATCCCCACCACCTGATAGGCCACGGTCAGGGGGGAATGGGTACAAAAGCGCATGACCTCTTTGTGTTGCCTTTGTGCAGAAAGCATCACGACGAGCTGCATGCGGATACCGTGGCATTTGAAGAGAAGTATGGCTCCCAGCTGGAGCTGATATTTCGTTTTATCGATCGTGCGCTGGCAATTGGCGTGCTGGCGTAAGTGGAGAACGAGCATGAACCTTGAAGCCTTACCGAAATATTACTCCCCGAAATCTCCAAAACTGAGCGATGACGCACCGGCGACAGGCTCTGGTGGTTTAACAATTACGGATGTGATGGCTGCGCAGGGGATGGTGCAGTCGAAAGCACCGCTTGGGTTTGCCTTATTTCTGGCAAAAGTTGGTGTTCAGGATCCTCAGTTTGCGATTGAAGGTCTGCTCAATTACGCGATGGCACTGGATAACCCGACATTGAACAAATTGAGTGAAGAAACCCGGTTACAGATCATCCCTTACCTTGTGAATTTTGCCTTTGCTGATTATTCCAGGTCTGCGGCAAGTAAGGCTCGCTGTGAGCATTGTGCTGGTACTGGATTTCATAATGTATTGCGCGAAGTGGTGAAACACTCCAGAAGCGGGGAATCTGTTATCAAGGAAGAGTGGGTGAAGGAACTATGTCAGCATTGTCATGGTAAGGGAGAAGTCAGCACAGCGTGCAGAGGGTGTAAGGGTAAAGGTATTGTTCTGGATGAAAAAAGAACCCGGCTTCATGGCACGCCTGTTTATAAGATTTGTGGGCGTTGCAATGGAAACCGGTTTAGCCGTTTACCAACCACACTGGCGCGGAATCATGTCCAGAAGCTGGTACCGGACCTGACTGATTATCAGTGGTACAAAGGATATGCAAATGTCATTGATAAACTGGTTACAAAGTGCTGGCAGGAGGAATCTTACGCTGAAGCACAATTGAGAAAGGTGACGAGATAAGTAATTTTCGCCGAAGATAGCGACATGATGCTTGCATTTTTCAAAAAATATGGTTAGGATTTCCCTAACGATGGGCTTTGTGTGTCTACCGTTGATAATCTTCAAGAAACCGCCACCGAGCGGTTTTTTATTGATGTCAATTGTGTTTTTAAGGCTCTCCTTCCTTAAAGTGTGTTGTACAAAAAACTGGCAGCCAGCTACGCTCATTTTGAAAAAGTGACACCCTTCAATGTTTCTTTTGAATGGAATTGCTACCCATAAATCTCTATCAAAAACAGGAGAGCATATATGGTGGAGCGTTGTTCTGTTTGTGAGCAGTCATTAAGTTATTCACGAGAAGTTGAACAAGATGGCGTTGAATATAAATCTTGCCCAAAATGTTCTGCTGATGCCGGAGTGCACGTTTTTTATAAAACAATAGACTTTGGTTATAGGGATATGGGAGACGGCAGGCATATCGTTCAGTCATGGTGTCCGGCTTGCCGTTCTGGTGAAAAACCTTCTATACCACCAGCATTTAAATGTTGTTAACTCAATGAATTATAAAAAGAGGCTGCCTGTGGGCGGCCTTTTTTGTGCACTACGCATCTTTTGCGACTCAGCGCTATAACCAGCTTCTTTCCCTTCACTCGTTGCACTTCCGATAACCGGAGGTGGGAATTATGAAAATGCATAACGATCCTCATTCCTGGTCTGACTTACTTGAATTGTTACAGAGCTGGTGGCGTGGAGACACACCGCTGGGCGCAGTAATTATGTCGATCGTTATGGCTGGCTTGCGCATTGCCTATTTTGGCGGTGGTGGTGGCTGGAAGCGAAAAACGCTCGAGATTTTGCTCTGCGGCGCTCTGACGCTGACTTTTGCATCCGCTCTTGAGTATGTCGGATGGCCTAAATCGCTTTCTGTTGCCATTGGTGGTGGCGTTGGGTTGATCGGTGTCGATGCTATTCGTGGGGCTGCAATGCGAGTAATCGGTAACAAATTTGGTAGCTCGAAGGAGTAATTTATGCAGGAACTAAATCCCCAGCGTAAAGCTTTCCTGGATATGGTGGCCTGGTCAGAAGGAACGGATAACGGGCGACAACCGACACGTAACCACGGTTATGACGTTATTGTCGGTGGCGAACTCTTCACTGATTACTCCGATCACCCTCGCAAACTTGTCACGCTAAACCCGAAGCTTAAATCAACAGCCGCAGGCCGGTATCAGCTTCTTTCACGCTGGTGGGATGCCTACCGCAAGCAGCTTGGCCTGAAAGATTTTTCGCCAGAAAGTCAGGACGCTGTGGCGCTGCAGCAGATTAAAGAGCGTGGCGCTTTACCGATGATTGACCGTGGCGATATTCGTCAGGCAATCGACCGTTGCAGCAATATCTGGGCGTCGTTACCTGGTGCAGGTTACGGTCAGTATGAACATAAAATCGGTGACCTGATTTCCATGTTTAAAGATGCTGGTGGGGTGGTAAATGAAGTTGAGCTATAAGCTGGTTATCGCTGCATTCTTCTTTATTGTCATCGGTTCTTTCATCTGGTCTGCTAACCACTACTACAGCAAATATCAGCACGAAAAGAAACGTGCTGATGAGGCTGTACGAAATGCTGAATCAGCAACTGCCATTACCAATAACGTCCTGCAATCAATGCAAATCGTCAATACTGTTCTGGAGGCTAACCAGCATGCAAAACAGCAGATCGCACTGGAGTCACAGAGAACCCAGGAAGATATCAAAGTGGCTGTTGCGGATGATGATTGTGCTGCCCGTCCTGTACCTGCTGCCGCTGCTGACAGGTTGCGGAAGTACGCGAACAGTTTACGTGAGCATTCCGAATACACCACTACCAGTCAGCTTGACTTCTGATACTCCTGTACCGTTTATACCCGACCCACTGACGTATGGTGCAAGTCTTGATTTGAATGTGAATTTGTTATCAGCATTAAATCAATGTAATCAAGATAAAGTTGCAATCCGCAAAATAGAAAGCAAAAGAAGTAATCATTGAAATAATGTTATATGCTAACAGCTTGTGTGTTAATTATTTTTATTTTCATGAGGATAGATATGGACGCTGGTTGGATAGCAAATGTAATCGCTTGGGTTGTAATACTCCCTTTAATGTTTTTTATTGGGAGAACTTGGCTACAAAGCACTGTGCAGAATGCAGTCAAGCATGAATACGATGTTATGCTTGAAACAATAAAAACAGCAAACACTGTTATTCTGGATAAGCAAAAAAGGCAACATGAGATAAGAATGAAGTCGGCATTAATTGCCGAGCTTATGTCTGAATGGATGACAAATCCATATGACAGAAAAAGATTAAGACAATTAACAAATGAGGCTTTTTTATGGTTACCAGCTGATCTAGCAACGGAATTGTCTAAAATTCTGTCGCACAAGAATGATGCCCCAGATTATAGGGTCTTCATGAATAATATACGTAAATACTTGCTCGGAGAAGATGATGTTTTGGAGTCTTCTCGGTTTATTACATGGGAATTGACTCCTCAGGAACTTAGTAAAATGATGACGAAGTAGAAAGGAATTGAGTGGAGATTGATAAATGCCACCACGAATCCCAAAGGCCTGCCGTATTCGCGGCTGCAGCTCTACAACCACTGACCCGTCAGGCTATTGCGAAAGCCACAAAAGCGAAGGCTGGAAGCAATACAAGCCAGGACAATCCCGTCATCAGCGCGGCTACGGTTCGAAGTGGGACGTTATCCGCGCGCGTGTGCTGAAACGTGACAAAGGTTTATGTCAGTTATGTCTGCGTGCCGGTGTGGTGCGTGAAGCGAAAACCGTTGACCACATCATCCCTAAAGCGCATGGCGGCACTGATGCCGACTGTAATCTGCAGAGTCTGTGCTGGCCGTGTCATAAGGCGAAGACGGCCCGTGAACGACTTAAGTGATAATAATTCTCAACTGTCTGAGGGGAGGGGCGGGTCAAATCTCTGTGACCTGACGTCTTCCGGACTGCCCGCCCCATCGTTTTTTTATACCCGCGAAAAATGAAATTTAACCAGGAGTGCCGCATATGGCTGGAACGGCGGGGCGTTCCGGGCGTCGCCCCAAGCCAACGGCGCGCAAGGCGCTGGCCGGAAACCCCGGCAAGCGAGCCCTGAATAAAGATGAACCTGTTTTTACGCCCATCAAAGGTGTTGAGCCACCGGAGTGGTTCGCAGAAGAAAATCTCCCTCTCGCCACGATCATGTGGCAACTGACAACCAAAGAACTCTGCGGTCAGGGCCTGTTGTGCGTGACTGACCTCGCGGTGCTTGAGCGGTGGTGCGTGGCCTACGAGTTCTGGCGACGTGCCGTGAAAAATATTGCCAGACAGGGCAACACCATCACCGGTGCAATGGGCGGCAGGGTCAAAAATCCGGAGCTGACCGCCAAAAAAGAACAGGAGTCCGAGATGAGCAGTACGGGGGCAATGCTCGGACTCGACCCCAGCAGCCGCCAGCGTCTGATTGGCCTGGCGGGGAAGAAGAAAGCCACTAACCCGTTTCTGACAATCTGAAAATCATCGAATCATGAGCCGGAAATCTTACCCCAACGTAAATGCTGCCAATCAGTATGCCCGGAATGTCGTGCGCGGAAAGATTGTGGCCTGCCAGTTTGTGATTCAGGCCTGCCAGCGCCATCTTGATGACCTGATGGCGGAAAAAAGTAAGTCGTTTCGTTACCGCTTCGACAAGGACCTGGCTGAACGGGCCGCGAAATTTATTCAGCTGTTGCCGCACACCAAGGGGGAGTGGGCATTCAAACGGATGCCCATCACGCTGGAGCCGTGGCAGCTATTTGTGATCTGCTGTGCGTTTGGCTGGGTCAATAAAGGCACCCGGTTGCGCCGCTTCCGGGAGGTGTACACCGAAATCCCCCGTAAGAACGGCAAATCAGCAATCTCTGCCGGTGTTGCCCTGTATTGTTTTGCCTGTGATAACGAGTTTGGCGCGGAAGTGTATTCCGGTGCCACGACAGAGAAACAGGCGTGGGAAGTCTTTCGCCCGGCGCGACTGATGTGTAAACGCACACCCATGCTGACGGAAGCGTTCGGGATTGAGGTTAACGCCTCAAACATGAACCGTCCGGAGGATGGCGCGCGGTTTGAACCGCTGATCGGCAACCCCGGTGATGGCTCATCACCCCACTGTGCGGTGGTGGATGAATATCACGAGCATGCCACCGATGCGCTTTATACCACAATGCTTACCGGGATGGGGGCGCGACGTCAGCCACTGATGTGGGCCATCACCACCGCCGGGTACAACATTGAGGGGCCGTGCTACGACAAGCGGCGGGAAGTCATCGAGATGCTCAACGGCTCGGTGCCTAACGATGAACTGTTCGGGATCATCTATACCGTTGATGAAGGTGACGACTGGACCGACCCGCAGGTGCTGGAAAAAGCCAATCCAAATATTGGCGTGTCGGTTTATCGCGAATTTTTGTTAAGTCAGCAGCAGCGTGCGAAAAATAACGCCCGTCTGGCAAACGTCTTTAAAACAAAACACCTCAATATCTGGGTGTCGGCGCGTTCGGCGTATTTCAACCTGGTGAGCTGGCAGAGCTGCGAGGATAAATCACTGACCCTTGAGCAGTTCGAGGGGCAGCCGTGCATTCTGGCCTTTGACCTGGCGCGTAAGCTGGATATGAACAGCATGGCGCGACTTTATACCCGCGAGATTGACGGTAAAACGCATTACTACAGTGTGGCCCCGCGCTTCTGGGTACCGTATGACACGGTGTACAGCGTCGAGAAAAATGAAGATAGACGGACAGCCGAACGCTTTCAGAAATGGGTGGAAATGGGCGTCCTGACCGTTACCGATGGTGCAGAGGTGGATTATCGCTACATCCTCGAGGAGGCCAAAGCGGCGAACAAAATCAGCCCGGTCAGTGAGTCACCCATCGACCCCTTCGGGGCGACCGGGCTGTCACATGACCTTGCTGATGAAGATCTGAATCCCGTCACTATCGTCCAGAACTTCGCCAATATGTCCGATCCGATGAAAGAGCTGGAAGCAGCGATTGAATCGGGACGCTTTCATCATGACGGCAATCCCATCATGACCTGGTGTATCGGCAATGTGGTCGGCAAAAACATGCCAGGTAACGATGATGTGGTGAAGCCCGTCAAAGAGCAGGCGGAAAACAAAATCGATGGTGCAGTTGCGCTGATTATGGCGGTTGGCAGAGCCATGCTGTACGAGAAAGAAGACACGCTGTCTGACCACATTGAGTCCTATGGGATCCGCTCGCTTTAACTGAGGTAATTATGATCATGCTGATTCTCGCGCCTCTGGTGGGCGTGCTGGGGGCGCTTTTGCTGGCGTATGGTGCCTGGCTGATTTATCCCCCGGCGGGGTTTGTTGTTGCCGGGGCGTTGTGCCTGTTCTGGTCGTGGCTGGTGGCGCGATATCTCGACCGTACACAGTCGTCTGTCGGCGGAGGTAAATAGTGTTCTTTTCGGGATTATTTCAACGAAAAAGTGACGCACCGGTGACCACGCCAGCAGAGCTGGCGGATGCTATCGGGTTGTCCTACGACACCTATACCGGAAAGCAGATCAGCAGCCAGCGGGCCATGCGACTGACGGCGGTTTTTTCCTGTGTCAGGGTGCTGGCGGAGTCGGTCGGGATGTTGCCCTGCAATCTGTATCACCTGAACGGCAGCCTTAAACAGAGAGCCACCGGCGAACGTCTGCATAAGCTGATCTCCACGCATCCCAATGGCTATATGACGCCGCAGGAGTTCTGGGAGCTGGTGGTCACCTGTCTGTGCCTGAGGGGAAACTTTTACGCCTACAAAGTGAAAGCATTTGGCGAAGTGGCTGAACTGCTGCCCGTCGATCCCGGCTGTGTGGTACCGAAGCTTAACAGTAGCTGGGAACCGGTCTATCAGGTCACATTCCCGGATGGCTCCGCGGATGTACTGAGCCAGGAGGATATCTGGCATGTGCGCACGCTGACGCTGGACGGACTGGTGGGGCTGAATCCCATCGCCTATGCCCGCGAGGCAATATCGCTGGCGGCAGCGACCGAAGAGCACGGGGCCAGACTGTTCAGCAATGGCGCGGTGACGTCGGGTGTGTTGCGTACAGAGCAGACGCTGTCAGATCAGGCTTATGAGCGCCTGAAGAAAGATTTTGAGGAGCGTCACACCGGGCTTGGCAATGCTCACCGCCCGATGATCCTTGAGATGGGGCTGGACTGGAAGTCGATGGCGCTGAACGCCGAGGACAGCCAGTTCCTGGAAACCCGCAAGTTTCAGCTTGAAGAAATCTGTCGTCTGTTCCGGGTGCCGTTGCACATGGTGCAGAACACCGATCGCGCCACCTTCAACAATATCGAAGAGCTGGGGCTGGGATTTATCAACTATTCACTGGTGCCGTATCTGACCCGCATCGAACAGCGGATCAACACCGGACTGGTACGAAAAAGTAAGCAGGGCGTTTATTACGCCAAATTTAACGCCGGGGCGTTACTGCGCGGGGATATGAAGTCCCGTTTTGAAGCCTACGCCACCGGGATCAACTGGGGAATTTACTCTCCCAATGACTGCCGCGACCTGGAAGATATGAATCCACGACCCGGTGGTGATGTCTATCTCACACCGATGAACATGACCACGAAACCCTCCGATGGCAGTAAAGCCGGTAAGCAGAAGGATAACGCCAATGCAGACGAAACAACGTCTTGATGTACCGCTGAGTCTGAAATCTGTCAGTGACTCCGGTGAGTTTGAAGGGTATGGCTCCGTCTTTGGTGTAAAGGACAGCCACGATGATGTGGTGATGTCCGGGGCATTTGCTGCTTCCCTGCGGGCGTGGAGTGACAGAAAAGCGTTACCTGCGCTGCTCTGGCAGCACCGCATGGATGAACCCATCGGTGTTTACACCGAAATGAAGGAAGACGATGTCGGGCTTTACGTCAGGGGACGGTTGCTTATTGATGATGATCCCCTCGCAAAACGCGCACATGCACACATGAAGGCCGGTTCGTTAACCGGCCTTTCTATTGGGTACGTCCTGAAAGACTGGGAATACGACCGGAGCAAAGAAGCCTTTCTGCTGAAAGAAATCGACCTCTGGGAAGTCAGCCTGGTGACGTTCCCGTCTAACGACGAGGCGCGGATCAGCGACGTCAAGAACGCACTGGCCCGCGGGGAAATCCCCGAACAGAAAAAAATCGAAAGAGTCCTGCGTGATGTCGGACTCTCCCGTACCCAGGCCAAAGCATTCATGGCCGGGGGCTATGGCGCACTGTCCCTGCGCGACGCTGAGGATGTGGGCTCTGCACTGAATGCACTGAAAAATCTGAACTTCTAATCAGGAGAAATACGATGGCGGTTGATATTAAAGATGTCGAACAGGTCGCGCAGGAGCTGCAGCAGAAGTTTGACGACTTCAAAGCAAAGAACGACAAGCGCGTGGATGCGATTGAGCAGGAAAAAGGCAAGCTTGCCGGGCAGGTGGAAACCCTGAACGGGAAACTCAGCGAGCTGGAAAATCTCAAAAGCGACCTTGAAAAAGAGCTGCTTGAGCTGAAACGTCCGGCAGGTGGTGCGCAAAATAAACTGGCCACCGAGCATAAAGAGGCGTTTGTGGGCTTCCTGCGTAAAGGCCGTGAAGACGGTCTGCGCGATCTGGAGCGTAAGGCATTGCAGGTGGGTACCGATGAAGACGGTGGCTACGCCGTGCCGGAAGAACTGGATCGCAACATTCTTAACCTGCTGAAAGATGAAGTGGTGATGCGTCAGGAAGCCACGGTGATCACCGTTGGCGGTTCCGACTACAAAAAACTGGTGAATCTGGGCGGTACGGCTTCCGGATGGGTGGGGGAAACGGATACGCGATCCCAGACTGCCACCTCCAGACTGGAGCTGATTGAACCTCTCATGGGGGAAATTTACGGCAACCCGCAGGCTACCCAGAAAATGCTGGACGATGCCTTCTTCAACGTGGAGGCCTGGATCAACAGCGAGCTGGCAACCGAATTTGCCGAACAGGAAGAAATTGCCTTTACCTCAGGCGATGGCACCAAGAAGCCGAAAGGGTTCCTGGCGTATGAATCCACTGATGAAACCGACAAGGTCCGGGCGTTCGGCAAACTTCAGCATATTGTATCCGGCGAAGCGACCGCGGTGACCGCAGACGCCATTATCAAACTGATTTACACGCTGCGTAAGGCACACCGCACTGGCGCGAAGTTCATGATGAACAACAACAGCCTGTTTGCCATCCGTCTGCTGAAAGACACCGAGGGTAACTATCTGTGGCGTCCTGGGCTGGAACTGGGGCAGCCATCCTCTCTGGCGGGTTACGGTATCGCTGAAAACGAGCAGATGCCGGATATTGCCGCGGATGCGAAAGCCATTGCATTTGGTAACTTCAAACGGGGTTACACCATCGTTGACCGTATCGGTACCCGCATTCTTCGCGATCCGTACACCAATAAACCGTTTGTCGGTTTTTATACCACCAAGCGCACCGGCGGCATGCTGGTCGATTCGCAGGCCATCAAACTGCTGAAGATTGCAGCGGCGTAATCACTCAGGGGCGCGGAACCGCGCCCCCTGTTCTGACGGGTGAAGAATCATGATCCTGAAACAAGATCTGAAATGGTCACCGGACGGTATGCGTGTTGAGGTCATTCGGGCCGGTGAGTATGACGACGGGGCGCTTCCTGCCCGGGTGCAGGAGATTGCACTTCAGGCCGGGTTAGCAGAGCGCGGAACCAGTGCAAAAAGCAGTAAAGCGACAAAAGAGAAAAAAGCCACGACCAGTAAAGAGGGCTGAGTATGCTTCTGACAATGGAAGAGATTAAAGCCCAACTCCGGCTGGATGAGGATTTCGATGCTGATGACCGCCATCTGCAACTGCTGGCCTGTGCGGCGCAAAAGCGGACGGAAACGTATCTGAACCGGAAGCTCTATGCTCCGGATGAAACCATTCCGGACAGCGATCCGGACGGGCTGCACCTGCCGGATGATATTCGTCTGGGGATGCTGATGCTTATCAGCCATTTTTACGAAAATCGCTCGTCGGTTACAGACGTTGAGAAAATGGAGTTGCCAATGAGCTTTAACTGGCTTGTCGGCCCGTACAGGTATTTCCCGCAATGAAAATTCGTCAGGCGCAGACCAGCGCAACCTACATTCTGCCGGACCCCGGTGAACTGAATAAACGCGTCCTGATCCGCCAGCGGGTGGATATGCCCGCGGATAACTTTGGCGTGGAGCCTCAATACCCGGTTACGTTCCGGACATGGGCGAAGGTTATCCAGACCAGTGCCACCACCTGGCAGGAAACCGCGCAGACCGGGGACGCCATCACCCATTACATCACCATTCGTTACCGCCGGGGGATCACCGCTGATTATGAGGTGGTCTGCGGTGACAGTGTGTACCGGGTGAAACGTCAGCGCGATCTGAACGGGGCGCGGCGCTTTCTGCTGCTGGAGTGTACGGAGCTGGGCGAATGTAGGCAGAGTCACGGAGGCAACAATGACGACTTCCTTTTTGCACGTTGATTTTCAGCAGCCCGCGGAGATGCGCTTTAACCGCGCCCGTGTCCGGCGGGCGTTTGTCACGATTGGTCAGCGTCATATGCGTGATGCCCGTCGGCTGGTGATGCGCCGTGCGCGGTCGGCACCGGGTGAAAACCCCGGTTATCAGACCGGACGCCTGGCTCGTTCAATTGGTTACATGGTACCCAGAGCCAGTAAACATCGCCCTGGTTTTATGGCACGTATAGCCCCTAACCAGCGTAATGGAGAGGGAAACCGCCGTATCACCGGTGATTTTTATCCGGCTTTTTTGTTCTATGGCGTGAGGCGAGGGGCAAAGCGTCGTCGCGGCCATCATCGTGGTGCATCCGGTGGCAGCGGCTGGCGACTGGCTCCACGTAATAACTTCATGGTGGAAACTCTTGAAAAGAACCGCAGCTGGACACGCTATTTTCTGGCGCGGGAATTGCGTAAATCACTGAAGCCGGAGCGACGACACAGATGAAACTGACGCCCGTTATTGCTGCACTGCGTGCCCGCTGTCCGTATTTTGAAAACCGGGTGGCAGGCGCGGCACAGTTCAAAAATCTGCCGGAGGTCGGAAAGCTGAGACTCCCGGCGGCGTATGTGGTACCGGGTGATGATTCTCCGGGAGAAAACAAAAGCCAGACCGACTACTGGCAGGAGCTGAAAGAGGGTTTCTCCGTGGTTGTCATACTGAGTAACGGGCGTGATGAGCGCGGTCAGTTTGCCTCGTATGATGTGGTGGACGATGTCCGGCAGATGCTCTTTAAGGCTCTGCTGGGCTGGAACCCGGAGGCGTGCGGTAACCCGATTACCTATGACGGCGGCACGCTGCTGGATCTGAATCGTCATGAGCTGATTTATCAGTTCGATTTTTCGGTCATCAGCGAGCTGACCGAAGACGATACCCGCCAGCAGGATGACCTGAACAGTCTGGATGAACTGCGAACGCTGGCGATTGATGTTGATTATCTCGATCCCGGTAACGGGCCTGACGGCGATATCGAACATCACACCGAAATAACCCTTCCTACCTGAGAATCTTCATGTTTGTGAAACCTGTTAAAGGGCGGTCAGTTCCTGACCCTGCCCGCGGCGACCTTTTGCCCGCCGAAGGGCGAAATGTTGACGAGAACAACTACTGGCTGCGCCGTGAAGCAGCGGGTGATATCCGGCGCGTGAATAAAAAGGTGAATACCGATGACGATAAGCTTTAACACCATTCCGTCGAATACGCTGGTTCCGTTGTTTTATGCGGAAATGGATAACCAGGCGGCGAATACTGCACAGGACAGCGGAGCATCGCTGCTGATTGGTCATGCCAATAACGGTGCAGAGATTGTTGCCAACAGTCTGGTACTGATGCCGTCGGCAGACTATGCACGCCAGATTTGTGGTGCGGGAAGTCAGCTGGCGCGTATGGTCGAGGCTTATCGCCAGACTGACCCGTTTGGCGAGCTGTATGTGATTGCCGTTCCTGAATCCACAGGCGCGGCGGCAACAGTTACGCTGACGGTGACCGGGGCAGCAACCGAAACCGGCACGGTGAATGTTTATGTGGGACGTACCCGCGTGCAGGCACCGGTGACCAACGGCGATAACGTCGCGACGATTGCCAGCAGTATCAAAGATGCCATCAATGCCGTTCCGGCCCTGCCGTTTACGGCCTCATCTTCGGCTGGTGTGGTTACATTGACCGCTCGCCATAAGGGGCTTTGCGGGAATGAAATTCCTGTCAGCCTCAATTACTACGGCTTTGGTGGGGGCGAAGTGCTGCCAGCGGGCGTACAGATTGCCGTGGCGACGGGTACCGCCGGAACGGGTGCTCCGGTTCTCACCGGCGCGGTGGCTGCAATGGCGGATGAGCCGTTTGATTATATCGGCCTG